AATTTATCATCTACTATTAGATTAACTGATTGGTATTCTAATGTAACTTATGATTCTAATAGTTATGAAGCTGGTGGTAGTTTTTTAACTGTTGATTCTACAACTGAAACAGGTCAATTAGAAGTTAATGAAGTTAATATAGGTTTTTCAAATATTACAAATCAAGTTAGGTCTTTAGTTCAAGATGGTGCATTTACTGATAAGACAGTAGACATATATTTAGCATATTTTGATGCTAATGAAACTATTGTTGGTGCAATTAATTATTTTACAGGTCAAATTAGAAATGTATCTATTACTGAAACAGTAAATGCTTCTGTTTTAAATATGACTGTTGCTTCACATTGGGCAAATTGGAATTTAACAAAAGGCAGACATTATTCAGATGAATCTCAACAATCATTTAGTTCAGGTGATAAAGGATTAGAATATGCAACTCAGGTTAAATCAGATGTTAGGTGGGGTTCATAATGGCATTTTGGTCTGCAATTATTGGTTTTTTTACTAGTGTTGGTGCTTTTTTAACCAGTTCAGCAGTTCAAACAGCTTTATATGTAACAACACTTGCTGTTGGTGTTAAAGGGTATATGCAGGCTAGACAAATGCAACAAGCAGGTCAAAACATATTAGCCAACAAAACTGCTGCTGGTGGCAAGATTCCTGTTATTTATGGTAATAGAAGGGTTGGTGCTCAAGTTGTTTATATGGATACTGCTGATAATTATTCTATGCATTTGTTTGTTGTTTATGCAATAAGTGTTGGAGAGTTAGAAGAGATAATGCTTGAAACATTAGAAATAGATGGCAATCCATTAACAGACCCAAATCAATTTAGAGATGGTGGATATATAGGGTCAGATAAAATATCTTCAGGTGCAGGTTCTTTATGTACTGGTGACCAAGTTGTAGGAACAGGAATAGGTTTAACAGGTGGAACATTTGGCACCGACCCAACAGGTAGAGGTTATAGATATGTATTCAATGCACATCATGGTGCTGCAACACAAACAGCAGACCCTATGCTTACAGCTTCCATTGGAAGTAAATGGACTTCAGCACATAAACTTAATGGCATAGCATATATTGCTGCTGCATTTTATTATGATGAACATGGAACATTTAGAGGTGTTCCTAAAATTACAGTTCAGGTAAAAGGAAAGAAAGTATATGACCCTAGACTAGATTCTACTGCTGGCGGCAGTGGTTCACAAAGACTTGGAACTCCATCTACCTATGAATGGTCAGATAATCCAGCTTTATGTTTCCTTGATTACATTACTAATGATGAATATGGTAAAGGATTAACATCATCACAAATTAATATGTCAACCTTTAGCTCTGCTGCTGCTGTTTGTGATACTCAAGTTGACCAGCCTTATTTTAATGGAACAGCACAATCATTAACTTGGTCTGCAAATAGTGGAGATGATTTTTTTACAATTAGCGGTGCTTCTGCTAATACACAATGGTTTCAAAATAAATTAGGAGAGCTATTAGATTTATTTGATTCTAATGGTAATGGTGTTTTAGATGAAGTAGAAATAAAAGCTATTAGAAGAAGTGAATATTTTGATACGCAACAAGAATTTTTAGTCTTTGTTAATTTTTTATTTACTACTGATTATTCTACACAAACAGGAACGTCTTTATTAAAAGTTAAAAGATTTCATTGTAATGGTTATGTAGATACAAATAAAAATGTAATGGATAACGCAAAAGAACTTCTCGCAAATATGAGAGGTATTTTTCTTTATGTAGATGGTAAATACGAATTATCAATAGAAGATACAGGAACATCAACATTCAGCATAACTGATGACCATATTATTGCTGATGCTGGTATATCAGTTGATTATGGTAATAAAGATAAAAAAGCTAACAAAGTTATAGTTGAGTTTTTTAATGCAAATAAAAAATACGAATTAGATACAGCAACAGTTTTACATGATGCAAGTCCTGAATATTACTCAGATGATAATGATGAGATATTAGAAATCAAAGCTGAGTTCCCATATATAAGTGACCCATATATAGCTTATAACATGGGTAAGGCTATTCTTGTAAGAAGCAGAAATCAAACAACTATGCAGTTCTTAGGAACTCCTGAAATGTATAAGTTAAATGTAGGAGATATAGTAGATTTAACTTATGCAGGTTTAGGATTCTCAGGTAAAGTTTGTAGAGTTGAAGCACTAGAACTTCAATCTAATGGGTTAGTAGCAGTTAGCTTAATAGAATACTTTGATGTTTATACATGGGAAGTTCCACCTCAAGAAGCAGTAGAAGAATTAGCAAATACTCCTTCTGCTTATGCAGTAAATCCACCAACAGGTATTACTTTTACTGATACTAATTCTTCAGCTATAGATAGACCTTTTATTAGTTGGTCACAAATTACAGATTTTCCATCTAGTGAATTTAGATTAGATTTAGAAAATAGTTCAGGTAATATTGTTTTTAGTAAGATTGTAGATACTAATTCAGTTGATTTATCTTTCATACCTACTGGTGATTATGTTGCAAATATTACTTCTATAAATTCTTTAGGTGTTGAATCAGACCCAGCTAGATTTCCTTCAAGTGGCACTTTTACAGTCTCAGATGCACCAGTTGCTCTTGGTGATATACAAGCAAATGCAATAACAGCTAATGAAATCAATGTAACTAATTTAGCAGCTATATCTGCTGATTTAGGTGCAATTACAGCAGGAAGTATGAATATTGGCTCAGGTGCTTTTACAGTATCTTCTGCTGGTGTTATGACTGCAACAGGTGCAACAATATCAGGTGCTTTAACAGCTACATCTTTAAATGTAACAGGAGCAACAGTAACAGGTACTTTAGATGCAAGCACTATTACTCTTAATGGCGACCCATTAGATGATTTGTTTGGTGTATCAGGTACAGGAACAGCTAAGACTTTATCAATAGGAGCAGATACAAAAAATCAGCTTAAAGTTGATGGACTTCAAATGACTTATAAAGCCTATAACAATTTACAAAATACAGGGGATGTTGCATTTGAAATGGATGAATATGCTGCTGTTTTTTATAATGATGGCAGTGGTGGTGATGGTAGAGTTGAATGGACTCCTACAAAAATATTTCCTGGTAATACAACAAGCAGTACAAACAGTCCTGGAATTGCTGCTCCTAGAGTTACTATAAATCAATCAACTGTTAATGATGATTATCTTTTATATGCTGGTGGCACTTCATATATTAGTAAATTATATATACCTAATGGTTTAGGAGTTGGTACTGCTGCATCTTCAACAGCAGGAGAAATAAGAGCTACTAATAACATAACAGCTTATTATTCAGATGAAAGATTAAAAGATTTTAAAGGTAAAATTGACAATGCTTTAGATAAGGTTTCTCAATTAAATGGTTATTACTTTACTGAAAATGAAAACGCAAAAGAACTAGGTTATAACAATAATAATTTACAGGTTGGTGTTAATGCTCAAGAAGTAGAAAAGGTATTACCTGAAATAGTCACTGATGCACCAATAGATTCAAAATACAAAACAGTATGGTATGACAAATTAATACCATTGTTAATTGAAGCTATAAAAGAACAACAAGAACAAATAGATGCTCTAAATAAAAGGTTAGACAATGACATTAGCTAGTTCAGGAACATTATCTATAGGTGGAACAACAACTAATAGGTCAATTAATTTAGAATTAGGCAGAAGTGCAACAGCTACATCTTCTTTAGGTGAAACTGATTTAAGAACTCTTGCAGGTGTATCATCAGGTGCTATTTCAATATCAGATTTTTATGGTGCTAGTTCTGTTACTACCTTATGGTCAACAGGAATTACTACAGGTTTAGTAACTATTTCAGGTTCTACTTATACTGGTTATGGCACTATATCAGGCAATTCTATTGGCTCAACAACTGATTCATCATGCGATTTGTATAGCAACAATCCATCTTGGGAATTTTATAATGTAGATTTTAATAATACATTTTTAAGAATCCTTGATACTAGTGGAACTCCAACAGGAAATGCAGGTTGGACTACTTTAAAGATTTACAATGGAACTGATGATACTGGAACATTACTAGGAACATTAACAAGAACATCACTTGCATATTCTTCAAGTAGTGGACTTAGAACATGGGATACAGGTGGTTTATATACGCCTAATAATAGAGATAGATTTTTAGTATTTACTTAATATGCATTACGAAATAGTCCAAAGACAAGAAGATGATTTTATTAAGTTTTATGTAGCTACAAGAGATGATGGAACTATATTTGAAATACCATGCATAATTGTTAATGATGAAGTAGACATGCAAGCTACACAAAACAAAATGAATTTACATATTAACAAGATTGATGAATTAACATCTTATCTTAAAAAATAGTGATAAATGATTTAATAAATATGAAATAAGTATAAAATTAATAGAAAAGAGATTTAATTATGGCACAACACGATTACAACATAGCAAACCAGTCAGGTGCAGATTTTAGAGCAGATTTAAACAATGCTCTTTTAGCTATTGCAACAACCAATAGCGGAGCTTCTGAACCATCAACTACATTTGCCCATCAATTATGGGTAGACACATCAAGTAATGTATTAAAGATTAGAAACGCTGCTGATAATGCTTGGTATACAACTGGTATTAGTATTACTGCATCAAATACACTTACAGGTAATTTAACAGGTAATGTTACTGGTAATGTAACAGGTAATGTCACTGGTAATGTAACTGGTGATTTAACAGGTAATGCAGATACAGCTACTACACTTGCAACTGCAAGAACTATATCTTTATCAGGAGATGTTGCAGGTTCAGCTTCTTTTGATGGTAGTGGTGATATTACTATTACAACTACAGCACAAATTGATTCTATTGCTTTAGGCACTGATACTACAGGTGATTATGTTCAATCCATTTCAGGTGGAACTGGAGTAACAGTAACAGGTGGAACTGGTGAAGGTTCTACTCCTAGTGTTGCTATAGGACAAGCTGTAGCTACAACTGATGATGTTACTTTTAATTTAGTTACTGCAACAAATGAATTTGTTGGTGATATTTGTGGTGCTGTAAGATTTAGTGCAAAAGCTGGTGAAGCATTAACAAAAGGTGATTTAGTTTATGTTTCAGGAGTTTCAGGTGATGTTCCAGTAGTAGCAAAAGCAAAAGCTGATGATGTTTCTAAAATGCCTGTATTTGGTTTAGCTGTAACAGATGCTAATAATAATGCAGAATTACAAATTGCAACATTTGGCACATTAGAAGGTTTAGATACATCAGGTGTATCAGAAGGACAAATTTTATATGCTTCTACAACAGCAGGTGCTTATACAACTACTGCTCCAACAGGCGAATCAGCACAAATACAAAATATAGGTAAGGTTATTAGAAGTCATGCAAGTGCTGGTTCTATTAAAGTAGGTGGTGCTGGTAGAAGTAATGCTACGCCTAACTTAAATGATGGCAAGATTTTTATAGGTAATGCATCTAATCAAGCAGTTACATCAACACTTGATACTTCTATAGTTGTTGAGAATACTAATCTTTACTATACAACAGCAAGAGCAAATACAGATTTTGATACTAGATTAGCTACAAAAGATACAGGTGATTTAACTGAAGGCAGCAACCTATATTACACAACAGCTAGAGTTAATTCAGATTTCGATACTAGATTAGCTACAAAATCTACAACCGATTTAGCAGAAGGCACAAATTTATATTACACATCAGCTAGATTTGATTCAGCTTTTACTGCAAAAGATACTGATGATTTAAGCGAAGGATTAACTAATCTATATTACACAACTGCAAGATTTGATTCTGCATTTGGTAATAAAACAACTTCTGATTTAACAGAAGGAACAAATTTATATTACACAACAACAAGAGCTAATTCAGCTATTGATACAAGAGTTACTAAAGCATTTGTTGATGCATTAGGAATACAAGCATCAAGCGTAGATGCAAATTCAGTAACACTTGGAACTGATACAGTTGGTAACTATATTCAAACAATTACTGGAACTGCTAATAAAATCACTGTTACAGGTAGTGGAAGTGAGTCTGCAGATGTAACACTAACACTGCCTGATGACGTGCAAATTGCAGATAGCTTAACAGTAGCAGGTAATTTAACAGTTAATGGAACGCTAACTTCTCTTGATACTACTAACCTAGATATAGAAGATAACTTATTCCAGCTTAATGCAGGATTAACAGGTAGTCCTGTAAATGATTCAGGTATGCTTATTAATAGAGGTACTGCTGATAATGGCATCTTTATGTGGGATGAATCTGTTGATAAATTCACACTAGGATTAACAACAGCAACAGGTGGTTCTACAGGTAATATTACTCTTAATTCACTTGGCACTTTAGTTGCAAATATTGAAGGTGATGTTACTGGAGCAGTTACAGGTACAGTTTCTAGCTTATCTAATCACGATACTGGAGATTTAGC